AGCATCGTCAACAAGGGCTCGTTCAAGGCGCACGGCGATGGCTGGGAAATCACGCTTGTCGCGGGAAATGTTGTTGACTGGCCCGCGCATCAGAAGCATGAATTTATCGCCCTTGAGGATAATAGCTGCCTCGTCAACATCATCAAGGGTTAACTCAAAGGGGGTCTAAATGGATAACATCACTGTCACGCTTCCGGTTCAGGCTTGGAATGCCGTCCTCACCGCCTTGGGGTCTCGCCCCTTTGTCGAGGTCGCCGATCTTATTGTTGAAATCAAGCGTCAAGCTGAAGGTCAAGTGGTTGCGGCTACTGCGCCTGCTCCCGACGCGCCCGAGGCCGAAGCAACCGTTCAGTAACAATGCGAGGCGTTATGGACCAGAGCACGATCAATCTGGCCCTCAGCGCCGCCCTCGCCATAGCTGGCTGGTTCGCCCGCCAGCTATGGGAGGCTGTGAAGTCATTAAAAGATGATCTTCATCGGATAGAAGCTGACATGCCAAAGTCATACGTCCTTAAGGATGACATGGACAAGCGCATGGATCACATTGAGGATATGTTCAAGCGTATTTATGACAAGCTGGATGGCAAGGCGGACAAGTAATGGACCCCATTACAATCCTTGCCCTCGCTCGCGGATCATATGAGGCCATCAAGGCCGGGATTTCCGTGGGCAAGGAAATGCAGGGCATGTTCAGCGACGTAATGTCGTTATTGGACAGCGCCAACCAGCTCACTAAAATTGCTACGAAGCCGCCCAAGGCCGGCCTGTTTGGTGAAAAGTCGGCGGAACAGATCGCCATTGAGGCCTTCACCGCAAAGGCCGAAGTAGAGCATATGATGTTGGAGGTGAAGAACACCTTTATCTCAGAGTATGGTATTCTGGCGTGGGATGAAATCCTCAAGGAGACAACCCGCATACGGAAGGAGCAGGCTGCTGCCCGTCTCAAGGCTCGCAAGGAGCAGGAGGAGCTTATGCAAAACATCATGGTCTATGGCTCTGCTTTTCTGCTTCTCATTGTTCTCGTTGTCTGCGGCATGCTCGCAGCCATTTCTCTCGCGCATTAGGAGCGCCGCCATGCAGATGAGCCAAGAAGGCATTGACGCCCTTCTCAAGAAGTTTGAGGGCTGCAAACTCAAGGCATACCGTTGCCCGGCTGGCGTCTGCACCATTGGCTACGGGCACACCTCTGCGGCTGGCGCTCCTGCGGTCAATGATGACATGACCATCACGCAGAAGCAGTGCGACGACATCCTGCGCCGCGACCTCGTGAAGTTTGAGACCGCTGTCTACAACATGGTCAAGCAGCCCCTCACCCAGCACCAGTTCGATGTTCTCGTTGACTTCGCCTACAATGCTGGCGTGGGGAACTTGCAGTCCTCTACCTTGCTCAAGAAAGTGAACGCGGCAAAGTTTGATGACGTTCCCGCAGAGCTAATGAAGTGGACTAAGGGCGGCGGCAAGGTTCTTCCGGGCCTTGTAAAGCGCCGCCAAGCTGAGAGCGCGTGGTGGACATCTCATGCGACCTCGCCGATTGGCGCAGCGCCCATTATGTCTGCCCCGCAAGAAGACCCCACAGATGATGAGCACGAGCAGCGCACTGAGCCAGATCCTGTGCCGGTCCCTTCAATGGCGACGAGCAGCCAAGGTAATGCCGCCATTGTCACGGCAGGCCTCGGGGGGCTTGGAATGGCCAAGCAGGTGGCGGCCAACGCGCAGGATGCGTCCGACACTGCCAACCAGATTATGGGCCTACTCAGCAATACCAATTTCCTCATCATGCTCGCGGTCGTCGGGCTCGGCGGGGCTATCTGGTATTTCCGCAAGCAACACATGGAGGAGCACGGTGTTTAGTCTTCTCTTCAGCCCCTTGGGGCGTTACCTGCTCCTTGGTGCCGCAATTGTCATGGTCGCGCTTGGGATTTATGGAAAGATCCGCGCCGATGCCGTTGCCGAAGTTGAGGCGGCTGCGGTCTCTGATGTTTTGAGGAGGACTGAAAATGCGGTTAAAGCTGGTGACGCTGTTGATGTTTCCGTTGATGGGGTGCGCAGGTCCGACGCTAACCGTCGCGACGAATGAGAGCGTCTGCTCGGTGTGGAAGGACGTGTCATGGTCCGAGAAGGACACGACCGGAACCATCATTGAGGTTAAACAGAACAATGCCCGCCGTGATGGGTGGTGCAACGGCGCGAAATAGGTGGTATAAAACGGGCAACGCGGGGCTCCCATGACCACAGGCCTGACTTACTCCACCTACGTCACGCAGATCGCGACGATGGCCGTCGTCGATCAGAATGACGCTGCGTTCCAGACCATCTTGCCCCAGATGATCACCTACGCGGAGAACCGCATCTATCGCGACGTGGACTTTCTCTTCACATCCACGTCGCTGCATGGCGTCACCTTTGTCCTGACGCCCGGCAACCGCAACCTCTCTTTCAATATCAATCTTTCCTCCAATTCTGACGCCGCCACCGGCACCTTTGTCGTCAGTGAGCAGATCAACCTTTTGACTGACGCCAGCGGCAACGCGGCCAGCACGACAAACCCGGACGCCTGCGTCAGGGTGCCCCTGTTGCCAACGACGAAAGAATTTCTCGACGCCGTCTATGGCTCTTCGCTGGCCGCAAACTTGGCCCAGCCCAAATATTTCGTGCCCTTCAATGACACGCTCTTCTATGTCGGCCCAGTTCCAGATCAAGCCTATCCGGTTGAGGTCGTCGGAACCTACCGCCCGAACAGCCTCTCGGCGACGAACACGACGACGTTCATCAGCAACTACCTGCCGGATGTCTTCATCATGGCCTCGATGATCTACATCAGCGCCTATCAGCGCAATTTTGGGCGCATGAATGATGACCCGCAGATGGCGATTAGCTACGAGAGCCAGTATCAGGCGCTTCTAAAGGGCGCCACCGTCGAGGAGGCCCGCAAGAAGTTCAGTTCATCTGGCTGGTCTTCTCAATCGCCGTCGCCCATCGCCACGCCATCAAGGGGGTAATTTATGCCCCATCAATCGCTCAAACTTGTCCCCGGCGTCGATCAGAACCGCACCCCGGCCCTCAATGAGGCCGCCATTTCCTATTCAAATTTGATCAGGTTTGTTCCTGACAAACAGGGCATTGGCCTTGTCCAGAAGCTTGGCGGGTGGACACAGTTCTTCACCAATCCCATCAATTCTATCGTCCGCTGCCTCTTGGCGTGGGAAGATCTCAACGGCGTCTCGTGGCTCGCAGCCGGGGCGGAGGCGTCCCTAAACGTGATCGCCAATGGTGGCCTGAAGGTAATCACCCCGCAATCGGCCACATCTAGCGCGGCCGTTTCTTTTACGACTGTGGCGACGCCCACGCCCAGTTCGCTAGTCACCGTCAATTGGACAGGCAGCAACACAGATATTTACGACTCCGTGGACATTCGCACGCAGGTGAGCGTGGGTGGCCTTGTCCTCTTTGGCGTCTACCCCATCGCCGCAACGATTACGGCCAATCAATTTGAAATTCAGGCCACTGACGTTCTCGGCAACCCCGCATTTCCTACATCAAACGTCACGAATGGTGGCGCCGTCCCAGCATTCTCGCTTACGTCTGGGAGCGCCGTCGTCAGCGTGACACTCAATGACCACGGCTATCAAGTTGGCGATGACTTCCCTGTCCTCGTTCAAACCGTTGTGGGTGGAGTGACGTTTTACGGAAATTATACCGTCGCCTCAGTGTCGAGCGCCAACATTTTTTCGATCACAGCGTCTTCAAGCGCCACAACGACGCCGACGATTTCCGCCAGCGGGACTGGATCTGTCGCGACGCTTACCTACGCCTCGTCCTACAATATCCCCGTGGGCAGCACTATCGTTGTGGCTGGCGTCACGCCCGCCGGATACAACGGAACCTACACGGTGACGGCATCGTCTTCTGGTAGCGTCTCCTATGCCAATACGACCACAGGCGCCATCACTGTGCCGGGCACGATCTTTGTCAGCGCGGCGTCTGAAAATGCCGGGCTGGCCCAACTTACCTTTTACAACGGCATCGGCCCCCTTGGGGTTGGCACGGGGTATGGCGTCGGCGGGTATGGCTCAGGCGGGTATGGGTCAGGCGTTGCGCCCTCGGCCAATCCGCCCCTGCCCCCGATCACGACAACGGACTGGACGCTGGATAATTGGGGATCAACACTGCTCTCGTGCCCACTCAATGGGCCAATCTATGAGTGGTCTCCAATTACCAGCTCGGCGGTGGCGACCATTATTCCGCAGGCGCCCAACGTCAACAATGGCATGTTCGTCGCCATGCCGCAGCGTCAAGTTATTGCTTGGGGTTCGACGTTTAATGGCGTGCAAGATCCGCTTTTGATCCGCTGGTGCGACATTGAAAATTACAATGTCTGGATTGCTCAGATTACCAATCAGGCGGGTTCCTACCGCATTCCCAAGGGGTCTCGAATTGTGCAGTGCATTCAAGGCCCCCAGCAGGGCCTGATCTGGACTGACCTTGGGCTGTGGGCCATGCAGTACGTTGGTCAGCCCTATGTCTATCAATTCAATGAGGTCGGCACTGGCTGCGGCCTGATTGGGCGCCGTGCGGCTGGGTCTATGGGCGGCGTCGTCTATTGGATGGGCCAGAGCCAATTCTACAAGCTTTCCGGGGCGGGCGTTGAAACTATTTTTTGTCCCGTCTGGGACGTTATCTTTCAAGATCTTGATACGACAAACCTTAACAAGATCCGCATCGCCGCGAACTCGCGCTTCAATGAGATCTCATGGTTTTACCCGACCAAGAGCGACGGCGGAGAAATCAATGCTTACGTCAAATACAACATTGGCCTGAACCAGTGGGACTACGGCACCCTCTCCCGCACGGCATGGATTAATGAGAGTGTGCTCGGGCCACCCATTGGCGCCGGTATATTGCCGGGCAATACGAACAACTTCCTGATCCAGCATGAAACTTCAACCGATGCGGTCAGCTCGACGAATGACCCCATCGCCATGAACTCAAGCTTTGAGACGGGTTACTTCGCCCTGTCCGAAGCCGACGTGAAGATGTTCATTGATCAGGTCTGGCCTGACATGAAG